CTCACCTGATGTAGTAAATGATTTTTCTTGTCGATTATATTCTACAATAACGTCAGAGATAATGTCCTTATAATCAAATGTGTAACTAAAACTATTTAAAAGAATCTCATCGGATTGAATTGTTTTTGATTCAGTGGCCATAGGTTTAGTTTTTTCAACCTTCCACTTTAAATCTGAATCTAGAAATATTTTAATAAAACTAGTTTGTAGTATTTCATTAATTAAATCTTTAATGTTCGGGAATGATCCTGTTACATCTTTTGGGATTACTAATTGAATCGCTTCACTACCTAAATCAGTTAAAAGAGTCTGAAATGAGGTAAGATTAAGGCTTGATTCCCCTAATCCTAGTTTGGTTTTTAATAAATGAAATAAAATTACAGCGGGATGAGTTAGGTTTGCTGTATCAGCGTCATTCGTTCCAAAAGTTGGACCCGATAAAGTAACATTATTAGTTCGACCGTACACCGTACAAAAGATGTCATCGCCTGGTTTTAAAGTCTCAGGCATTGCTAAATTAGCCTCTAAACTTGTAGAAAAATCAAAGCCACTACATCCATTATTTAAAGCTAAATTACAGGTATAATCACGCCCATAAAGCGCAGTAAATTGCTGACCATTCTGAATAATGTCTATTCTTGAAACAAACCCTCGCTTCACAGAATCACCATTAGTCATAGGACTTGCAATCGCTGCATGATCAATATAATTAGCACCCTTTGCTATAATTAAAACACTTACATCCGTTCCACTCACACGATCTAAAAACACAGTGTCACCCACAAAAAGGCCAGCCATTGAACTTGAGATAAAAGTTCTAGTCGTAGTGTGAACCCCACCCCCAACGGTGTAAACTTTCTCACTTAAACCAGCTTGCTCGGCGATTACTACATGTTTACGATTGTCTGAGGTAGTTGGTTGATCTTGTAAGTAATCAATATTCACGGGCACTAAACCTTGAACACGACCGTAAAAATATCTTATCGGTTTACCTACAAACTGAGGATCAAGCTCAGTAAAATCAGACTGAGTAAAAAAACTATTGGGAGTGTCATTTCGCCATTCTTTATTAAAAAGGTCTATTCCGTCAAGTAAACTAATAGACACAGTGCCACTATTATAGTTAACATTTGATCCGATTCCTTTTAAAACGAGTTTAATATTCGTGATGTCTAACTTTTTACCCAACCAATGATAAATTAAAAACTCTGCTTTATTAAATGATGAATCATAAAGGTGGGGCTCTAATAAATGCTCGGCATTACCTAAATTAATTATTGTTGATTGAACGGGTAACACTCCGAAAAGAACTTCACTAATTGAACTTTTAAGGCTAGGTGAATTAACAATAATCGGCTCAAAATAAACTGTTTTTGTAGTGTCATCAGTTGGAACTCTGTACCAGTGAGCGTCATAGGTTGAGAAGTACATCTCATAAATACATGCTACAAACTTAGTTGAAGGATTACTAGAATCAGTCATCCTCACATAAAGAACTTTATTAATATCATCAAAATAATACTGACCTGCACTTAATGAAGTAGAACTACTAGCCGTTAAAGCCACACCATTTTGAGTCACAGAATAAACAAATTCACTTAAACTAAATGAAACTTGATGAACAGAACCACTAAATAAAGTAAACCCACTTAGCTTTTTTTTTGGCCTAGCTACACATAAAAAGTTAGCTTCAATGTTTTCTTCTAGTATTAAATTACTATAACTCATAACCCACTAACATAAATGCAAACTCTGATTTTGCAACGTCACAATAATTAAGCGTAGGTGTATAATAGAGGATGTCTGGATACCATTTTCTCCAACCCAGTAAACTTGAACCGCTTTGAGTATATCCATTAATTTTTAAACTAAACGCATACTCGACATTGTTTCTAAACTGAGTATCAGGAAAATCTAAATAGATTTCTTTAGCAAAGTTGTTAAGCGTTGTAATAGTCGCTTTTAAAATAGGAGCCGTACTACTTACTAACTCTTTTACGGGTTGTTTAATCCCATTAATTTCTTGAACTGAAAAAAATTTAGCCTCAATTGATGTGAATGATGGGTTATTTTCACCCACCACCCAGAATCTTACACGATTAACATTAATGTCATTTAAAGGCTTAAATATTTGATATTTAGAATAGTCCGTTGCTTCTGATGTTAAATAATAGTCATGCCATATTCGCCACATCTTTAAAGCTCCTCTTTGAATTGCATATTGACTGAGAATAAATTGGGATAATCAAGGCTATACTTTGGCTCATCTAAAAACTTAACGTATTTAATTTGACGATTTAAACCAGTTGAAAAATAGTTCTTATGATCATACTCAATGAAAAATGGTTTATGCTTACCGAATATTTCAAAATAATTTCTAATCGATTGTATATCGTCTTTAGTTAAAAATTTAAATTCTACGGTATAAGTCTGAGTTTGAGGTAATACATCACTAAATGATTGACCGCCTTCACTTGTAACAATTGTACTTGAATCCACAAAATCTGAAATAAATGGGAATTGTGGACACCTAGAAGGTGAAAAGTATCGACCTAAAAAACAAGCGCCTAACTCATCATAGCCCTTCACATTTTGATCAATGATATCAACTCTCCAATATCTTAAACCAGTATTAGAAAAATTAAGGTTATCATCAACACTTTGAAAAATACACTCAGGGTCATAACTGAGTGTTGCACTATACACGGGTGTTGCCCAACCGAGTGGGCTATTTGTGTGATTGCCTTTTAATTTAAAAAGGGTTCCTGGACTAAACGGCATTGGTTCATTTCTTTTTGAAATTAAACTAAATGCATTCGGAAAAGATGAGATTCCAAGGTCAAATAAAAACCATTCACCCTCACCGGAGTTAATTCTAATCTCATCAGCAATATAAGTAGTCGCATAACTAATGTTAGAAGCGGTATCAAATCCTAGAACATCGGCTAGGGTTGAAGACACGTCTGCATTTCTAAGCTCAAAATAAGCACCATCGGACGCAATTTGTATTTTCTTTTGTGTCGTATAAGTCAGCGTGTAGTTTTGTGATCCAACCGCTTCCATGGCTGTATCTAATGCGACTAAGAATGATGCTGTAGAATTATATTCGCCAGCCGTAACCACAGCCACCCGATCACTTCCACCATTACTATCACGAAAAATAAAAGTATCATTAACACCTGCAACAATATTCCAAAATCCATTGCTACGCCAAACTTTAGAACGTCGAGACAAATTAAGAACATTTTCGAACGGGAAGGCGACCTGTTCACTACTGACTTCATAGTTTGCTAGGATTTCAATATCTGCGTAATTATCCCAATAGAATTTCATGACAGTCTAAATCCTTGTCGGTTAAGGTTTAAAATCGTTTGTGCTAATTGAGCTTCTCCTACTTGAATATTAATGGTTAATGGTTGATTGGAGTTTAAACGACCTTGCTCGAATGCACTTAAAAACTTTTTCAATGAATTATTTGAGTCAGCGTCAACTACTCTCTCACCTGACGTAAGTCCAGCCGCGAATGAATCACGAGGAAAGCCCGAAGGAATTTCACCAATACCATCAGCAAACCCAAAAACTTTTGATATTCCTCCAGTGCCAATACCAGCAAACAGTGAACCTATACCCTTACTACCGCCGCCTATTCCAGTTACTCCAGAAATACCAGCAAGAGCATCTTTGACGCTTTTTGCTAACTCTTTTCCAGCTTCTGAAACAAATAATGGAATATTTCTAACCATCTCTACAATGATTGATCGAGCTATGGTCGGGCTTTGGGCTGTTAAAGAAATAGCCAACTTTGAAGCAATTAACGGAGCCTGTGCAGCTAATGCAACTCCCACTTGAACCATGGATTGAGCAAGCGCGTTCACGATTTCAGGCAGTCTATTAATAAATTCTTGTATGGCTTGTGGGATAGCTTGAGTGATTAAATTTGTGACTAAGCTTCCGAGATTAGAGAAAATTGTTATGAGTAATTGTGGAATACTGGCTATTACATTTTGAATAATGACAGGAATTCCTTGAATGAAAGATGTGATTAATTCGTTAACTTTTTCTTTACCTTGAGCGAATACTTCAAAAATTTGACCGGCAGCCGGTGCAATCGATTCGAAAAAAGGACCCAACGCTTTACCAAGTGTTTTAATTAAATTCTTGGCAAGTTCAATCGCACCTTTTTGCCCTTGTGCTGCAAAATTTGTAACATCAAGGCCTAATGCAATTGATCCCTCGATTGGGTTTTTATTAAATGCCTTAGCAAACTCTTTAATGTCCCCACCTTTTAAAACACTACTTAACTTTTCAAACTCTTTTATTTGTTCTTCAACCGCTTCACGATTCGCTTTAACAATATCTTTTTGTAATTTTTCTTCTAAGAATAATCTAATTTTGTCGGCTTCTTCTTTTTTAGTATTAAGTATTTTAAAAGCTTTTTCTGCTTCTTTTAAGTTCTTTTTATAATCAGTTTGAAGGAATTCAACTTTTAATCCTGGAATATCTTTTTTTAAGTTATTTAAAAAATCCCTAGCTCTTTGTAGTTGTTCTTCTAAGATTTGGCCTAATCCTTTAGCTGAATCGGCTGCCTCATTATTGGCGTGTTTTATAACCTCGCCAGTCTCTTTATAAGTTTCAGAAAATTGTTTCGATTCATAGCTTGTGTCTGCTATTTTAGATGCAAGATTATTAAACCCTCTCGATAAATCTTTAAATTGAGATGCACCTGGGATCTTTCCTAAATATTCAAAAGTAGTAGCAATAGTTTGAATAATGACGCCGAATACATCTAAAAAAACTCTTTTAATTTTATTAAAAAATAGAGAAAATCCATCACTAAATGATTTAGCTTCAACTTGTGCTGTTACTAATTGGTCAATCAAAATAGTTAATCCTAATGTAGCTGAAGCTTTTAATAAATTGACTGCTATTTTTGCAGCATTAATAGAAGCTGTGAAAGCCTTAACGCTTGTAATTAACCCACTAAATGAAAACCCACTAGTCGCTTTAAATGCTAAAAATTCTGCATTTAATAACGCCATAGATGCACTGACCGCGCTAAATAATCCAGGTAATTTTGAAATAATAAAAAACGCGCTAAATGCGGATGCAACTTTTATAACTGTCTGAGCAAGTGGATCAAGGTGCCCTGATAAAAGTGATTTAATAGATTCAGTTAAAGCTAGTATCGCTTTATTAATTAATTCAACTGCACCTACAAAGGTATTACCAGTAAAAATACGACCGATTGCTTCTTTTAAATTATTAAAATTCTGACCTAAAACCTGTAATTGAGTTCCTAAATTTTTAGCGTTACTCGCAGCAAACCCATCTAGTTTTTTAGCTAGAAAATCAACCGCAGCTCCAGCCTGCAATTGAGCATCACTAAAGTTTTTTAATTCTTTAAATTGTCTTCCTAAACCCCTGATATTTCCAGAATAAGTTGCTGTTAATTGGTCAACCGCAGTGGCTAAATCAGTACCTAATGCCACCGATAAATCAGCCGCAACTCTTACCACTTTTTCTGCTTCTTTATTAGTAGCACCGAGTGATTTAATAAAGCTTATTTGAGCTAAAACAGCCTCATCATTAACACCTGTTAACTGAAGCATTTCTTTAGCAAGACTTTCAAAGTTATGAACAGCTTCTTTAGAAAATGATCCTGTTAATTTTAATGTGTTTGATAACTTATTTATAGCGTCTTCAGCTTCAATCGCTTCTTTAACAAATTCAGCAACTAAATGTGACCCAAAAGCAGCAATTAACCCTACGCCGATTCCTTTTAACCCAACCTCAAGAGCTTTGATTGAACTATTCGTTTTTTTTAATTCATCAGAAGTAACTTTAGAAAATTCTTCGATGCTTTTTACAGCTTCTTTAATTTCTGCAATGATATTAATTGAAAGTGTATTAGCCACGTCGCTTCCTTGCTTGTTTTTCCATTTCTTGACTCTCTATATCCGTAAGAGCCGAACTAATGAAACTAAACGCTTCAAAAGTATAAATGTCTAACTCTTCTAGGTTAGTAGTAAACCCTAACTTTGACAAGCGTTGACGTTTAATAAATTCATTGACTAAAATTGTAGAAAAATCATCCGACAAGGAAAGTTTAGAGCCTCCGTAAATTCGTCGGACACTAGCTTTTAAAGAGGCTTCTAGTTTTTTGAGAGCTTAAATCCACTGAGAATCTTTGCACCCACTTCGATGCAAAGTGACATTAAATCAGAATCTGACTCAATATCTTCAAATGTTTTATAAGCTGTTTTTGTTTCAGTGTGAATGATGTCAGCTTCAATGACATATTGTGATGCAATTTCAATCATCTTTGAAATCTTCTCAGCGTCATCGATAGAAATATCCATTTCACCGGCTTCATTCATTTTAAAATTAACTTCTTTTAAGAATTTTAAACGATCTCTTGCTAATGGTACTTTTATTTTAATTGTGCCTTCAAATCCTTCAGGCATTTTTTCAGGTGTGTAATTGATTTCTTTCATAAATTTCCTTCCATGAAATTAAAAAAGCTAGGGTCATAGTAACTACAACCCTAGCCAGAAGTCAATTCGAGAAAAACCAGAGATTAATTATTAAACGAAATTAAGAAAACACTCGCCCGATCCGTCCGCTGGCACGAATCCTGAGATAGTCCCTTCAATCGTTACAATGTCATCCGATTCAGCAACCTTTGCAGCTGAAATCTTAGCATTAGAAATATATAACGCGCCTGATTTTCCAGCTTCCCAGTTACCTGCTACTTTAGTTCCAAATGAGTATTGAAAGCCGATCTCTGTAGCATTATAAAAATAATCAAATGGTTTAGAGTTATGCTTTTTAAGATTCATTACAAAGTCTAATGAAACCTCACGACCTGAGATTAATTTTTCATCAATACCAGTTTCAGCACATATATCTTTCACATCTTGAAGAGTATTAGTTAAACTAAAACTAAATGATTCTACTCCGAAACAAGTATTATCCGATTGTTTACCAATTAAAACCTCTTGATATTTAGCAATCAATAATGATGCGCTGTCATAAGTAGGTGTAACAGGAGGTGCATAACTTTGAACTACATCGCTTGAATAAGTTAAAGCTCCAGTATCATCAGTGTTATTAAATCCTAGTTTAGTTTTTGCACTGTTCGCTGTATTCGCTCCAGTTAGCCAATGAAGTTCAAATAAAACCGTACCAGTTGCAGTGATTGTAAACTTACCAGCATTCGCACCCGTTGCATTCCAAACACAAGTAATCGTAGTAGCAACTGCAGCTGCACCGTCTAACTTAGTTTGAATTTCAGCCGCTAATTCTTCAGGGTTTTTGTAGGTTTTTTCAGTTAAAATTGCTGTAAAAGTACCGCCATCATCTTCAGCGTCAATGTATTTAGATGTTGCTGTGATTGTAATTGGATCAAAGAAATGTTTAGTTCCTTCAAACTCGAAACTACAAACTACAGGTTCACCTGCATTCACATCCATTGAAAGACTTGATACGCGAGCACCAGCAACAGCTTGTCTATAACCATCAGCATTAAATAAATGCATGGATAAACTTGGATGAGATGAATTTTGTACTGAGTAGAATACAGCTTTACCTAAATTAATACCAGCCGCAGGTGCAGCACTTAACGCGAAATCCAAAGTTAAATCGTCACCTGAAATCGATTTAACACATCGAATAGAATAACCATTTACTGCATCTTTAATTAAAAGAGCTTCACCTTTTGAAAAGTTTGCTCCAACTCCTACACCCACTTTAATGAGAGTAGTTGTACAACCTGCAATAGTTGGATATTCCGTCGCGTTCACTTCAACTGCACCGAAAGCACCTTTCAATAATGGTGAATAGCTTGGTGCCTGACCTTCAACGCCTGAATGTTTTAAATATTGATCTAATGAGCCAGTAGGTTTTTCTAAACCTGGAATAGGTTCACTAGCTCCGATTGAATTTCTAATTTCATCACTAACAATTGTCTCAATTGCTGGATCCATGTCAAAGGCTCCAGATAATAATGGGATAAAATCAGTTGCAGCACTAGGCTCAACTAAAGTCCCTTGGGTGACTTCTTCTTTTACTGCACAAACTGTGCTTCTTGCTTTAATTGCCATTTCTATCTCCTTATAGGTTTTTCTCGTAATTTAGCTCAAATGAGCCGACAATTTTAATGACGTTATCCTTGTCATCAAAAACATTTTCTATTCCATTATCAGTCTTATAAATTAATGTCGGATATTCTGTGACTAATGGAATATTTAAAGTTGGAATTTTTTCGAGGTCATCTTTGATGATTTCAAAGTCTTCTAATAATTGTTTTTCAATATTTTCTGTGTGAGTACGATTTAATTCAGTTGTAAAGTAAACTCTAGTTACACCTATTTGAATAGTTCTAGTGGTTTGTGTTTGACAGTTAACTGTTTTTTCACCATTTAATCCTTCTTTATATGAAATAAATAAACCTTGTCTTAGGAATGTTTCAGGATTCGCTTCAATCCGTGATGTGTGAGGTAATAGAGTATGAGTTGGAAGTAACCCAGTCAACCTCGTTTGAATCTCATCATAGATGTCACTAATTAAACTCATCGTTTTAATATTCCTGTACTAATAAATGATTCACCTGGGTCTAATCGACCATCGTTATTCAAATCTTTTGCGGGTAATAAAGTATTTAAAGCTTTTTGATATTCTTTTTGAGCGTCTGCTTTATTTTCTAAAAAGTCTTTACCGAATCCGTTATAAATAATCTCAGCGCATTTATGCACACAAGCGTCTTGAAAGAATGACCAATCCATGAGTTGATTCGCTGAAACAATGACGCCCCGTTTTTTTAAATCACGTATAATAAACTCACTGGCATATATCATCTGTTCATCCCAGTTAGTCTTACCAGTTTTAAAATGATCTAAAGTGTCTGAGCGAACTAAATCAGGATAAGTAATTGCTAAATCAGTGTCGTTAGCAAATTTATGACCAATGTATTTTAATGCAGTTAAGGCGCTAAAATTAGCTGTAAATGATATTCTAAGCCAATATAATCCATAGATTTTAACCGCTGCTAACTCAGGAATTCTAGCAATACTTCCGTCATGGGTATCATCTGAATTCCAATCATATAGTTTATTTGTTGTGAAAGAAATGATCCCAGATTGAGAAATGGTTTTACCGGAAACTTCTGTTTCGTCGATGATATCTACCACTTCTTGCCAGTTAGGGTTCACCCAATATTCAATCTTATCGATTAAACTTGCATTCGCATTAGCTACATCAATCTGAAAATATCGATGATTAAAAGGTAAATCCGAACCTAAATAAAGCTTGTCTTGAGCTGCGACTATTTCTATTGTCGAACTTGATGCTACATAATTATTTAAACTGGATGAAAGATCAATAAGACTTCCATTGTCATCTAAGATAACCCGATTATTTAAAAGCATCCTTGCTCCTTATTTAGTTAAATTCTACTTCCTAAAATATTTACCGTCAAAATCATTCCTTGCTATGTGATGGTTAATTTTAATTCTAAATGCGTTGTATTTTTTCTCAAAATAAGTCGCTCGATCCATTAAACATAATGTTTGCTGACATTCAGTGTCCCCATGGATTTGATGACCTAAATTAAGAACATTTAAAAACTGTACCTCTTCAGTGAGAATCGCTTTTTTCTTTAATGGTAAGTAATCGCTTGCCATTATCCAACCCCCTCACCTGTAGTAATTCCCCAAAATGAAGTGTAATTATCACCGTCATAACTAATAATCACTTTTACTCTGTAATGTGTGTAGGCTGTTAGGAGAGATGCATCAACTGGAGTAATTAAAAACACACCGTTACCATTCGCAGTAATTCCAGATTGAGTGAGTGAACCAATTGCAACGTCTGATTCATCATAGAATTGATAACTAGCAGTCCCTAACGCCGATGTTAATGGGCGACCTTCAAACTCTAAATAGAGTGAACCTTTCAGCATATAATCCGTTGAAATTGAGAAAATAGCCTTGGCTTTATATTCGGTTCCACCGCCTAAAGTGTTATTCACTACATCATTAAGTGTTACTAAATTAGTTTCAATATTCCCGACTGCATCCATTGCGCGAACACCTACATAATAAGTTGCGTTTTCTTCTAATAAATTCAAATCAGCGTCAACATAAAGCCTAGTTGTTAAGTTTTTAGTGATTTGAACTAAATAAGCATCAGTAAAAAGCGAAGTTGAATCACCTTTTTTCAAATAAACATGATACCGAATTGGAGGGGTTGAATCACTAGCAGCTAACCAACTCACACTCAACGAACCATCAGCGTTAGGAGTAATCGAGGAAACACCCGAAAATGTTGGAGATGTCGAATCAACTAAGCAAGCATTCGGAGTTGTATTATAAAATAAGCCTGCAAAGTGATGAGACGCTGCCATTATTTCTCCCTAATTGACCAAGTAAGTTTATCGTTTGGAAGTGATGTAGGATTGACTCGAATTTCAGTGGTTAACGCTGTATTCGCATAGTCGTTAGCGCCAGTCATTGCGCTCCATGAGCTTCCATTATTGGTCGATTTATCAAAGAAAGTATAATCTGTGTCAGTATCTTTTGAAAAAACTAAAGTATTCGTGTCATCATAAGCTTTAACTCTTAATGCTACCGACCCACCTGAATAAACTTTAATCATTCTAAATGCGATATGCGCAGGGCTTTCACTTGACCGAGTTGAGTTATCAACAGATCCCTCCCAATGGTCGCTTAATTCATTTTTACCAGTATATGAAATATATAATTCTTGAACTTGTGCAGGAGTTTGTGCAGTTAAATCTGCAATAAAAAATCTAATTCTAAACTGTGTATAATTATTTAATGCAAATGCTGAAAGTGATTCATTATTAGGTAACACAGTCCAACTACCTGATGCAGTATTAAATATTGCATCTCCTGAGGTTGCTGCGGTTCTATAACTAATTTCTAATGAGTTAGTAAAATCAAACAACTCTTCAATTGTTTGCATAAACTCAAAAGCATCAACTTCTGATGTGTCTAAAACTGGACTAACAATATTACTATAATCAAATTGATAATCCGATTTAAAATCCATGTAGTAAATTCCACGTTGACCGGCAGTTGATGCTGAAAATAAAATAATACCTACTCCCGATGAACTATTTAATGCCGAAGGAGCTACAGCACTAAAATTAGTTGTTTTTCTAGTAGGTGTATTTTCCCACCATGTCGTATTTAATCCACCAAAATAGTGAGATATACTACCTGATAACCATGATTTTCCATAAAATGCTGATGTGTTCGATGTATAAACTGTTTTACCTACCGATGAAACATAAGTTGCTTGAACGGGAGTAATAGCAGTCACATCAACGCCAGTGCCTGTAGGATTAATTAAACTTAATGAAGGAAATGAAGTAGCTCCGTTTGTAATATCTGAAACTTTAAATAAATGAAAAAATGTAGAAGTCGGTAAGAAATAACAAAGCTGACCAGATAAACCGGCAGGAATATTAGGATCAATAGCACTCGAAGGCGTAGTTAACATATGTGATTGAGTGAGTAGAATGGTTCCACTAATACCCGTCACGGTTCCAGTTTTTACGCTTAACCATGGTGTGGTAATTTGACCGAATGCTCTACCAATTACAGTTGAAGCCGTTGCGGTTGTCGCATTAATTGAAGCCCCACCTGATGTAGCAGATAATTCAAATGAAACACCCGCTACCGCATTTCTAATAAAATAAACCGTTTGTATAGTTGTAGTAGTCGCTGTAAATCCACCAGGAACATTTGAAATTAAAACAACTGGGTCATTGTTATTAAATGAATGCCCAGCAAGTGTGAATGTAGGTGAACCAATAGAAGTTGGTGCAGTTGTAGTTTGAGTTGAGTAAGTTAAAGCCGTGTTTAAATCCCATTTAATAAAATGAGTCGTAGCAAGTACATTATTATTCACATAAAGAAATTTACCTGACCTATCATAACCAGCACCTTGAATCGCTGTGATATTATTATTAACTCCAATATTTGATGGGTCTTGAAGCATATAAACTGCGTTTGCATCTGAAGCAATTGCAAGCCCAATCGTAGGAGGTGAAGAAAAAACAAACTGTGATTTACTGATATTATTAGCTACAAATGAACCACCATTAATTAATATCGATCCAACGGTTGAGAATATTATTTTCCAGCCTGTAACAACTGCGCTACTTGCACCGTCATCAACTTCAAATTGTCTTAATGTTTGAGTGGTAGCAGCCGCATTAGGTACAGCAACTAAAATCCTTCCAATATAAATTGGTGCAGTTTGCAAAGTTAAATCAAAATCATACAATAAAACAGTCATAAGACCGGCTGCGGGAGTGACTGCGATAAATAAACGACCGTTTGGTGATAGATAAACACCATTAGGAGTTACTGATCCGCCGCCAACTGTATAGGTAAACACATCAATGAAATTAGTTAATGGAGGACCCAATACATTTTCACCATTAATCGTCTTTTGAAACACACGACCTGAAATTGATGTTTTAGTTTTATCGTAACTCACTGAAACATCGCTTAATAAATTACATGGAATTACTTTCATCCCTTATACTCCTCATATTCCTGAATCGGATTAGTTAAAATAGCTGTCATTCTTTCTAAAGTTAAAAGACCTTGTGAATATAAATATTGAACCCCTGCAATTGTATCTGACCGGTCAAGATCGACATAAGTTGCTACATTCATATTTTCTTGTAAAACTCTAACAACTGGATTTGTATTCATCGCATTAATAATTCCAATCATCTCAGGCACCGTAAATCTTTGACGGAAAGCTAATTTAGTAATTCTTTTATATGGATTAGGATTAATGATTCTAGAACCATCAAAAACCCAACCTACTTTAGGTGTAGGATTATCATGCGAAATATCAACTACTAATGGAAAAATTTTAGATAATTCTTGGATTTGATATTCTTGTAGTTCCATGACTGCAATCACAGAATTATTTTCGTTTACGACTGCACAAATCATTTTTTATCAACCTTTTTTAAAAGGATAAAGTCTTTAATCATATTATACAAGTGAAACGGACTAATCATTTCAAAGTCAACTCGTGGACATATTGAAAGTGGTAATGATGCAGCAAGTCCAGTACATAGAAATGTTTTTTTATTCTGAAATGGATTAATCACAGGAAGTGAAGCACCAAAGAATTTAAAAAGAAATGCTCGATAAGTAAAATAAAAAAATGCTCCAAAGTCATACGCTTGACCTTCGAAGTCTGAAACTAATCTTTGATAAATCTTTTCTTCCTCGTCTAAGGTGAGATTAAATTTTAACTCAAAAACTTTCTTAGATTTCTTATAAAAGCTTGTTTTAGATGAAATATGACAACCTAATAAATTTGAATGAAAAACAATCGGATCATTCTCAAACTCAATAGCAAAATGGCTACATGGCTCATTAAGCATCCACATGATGCTTTTAGAGAACCAAGAATCGCCTTTTGTAAAAACAAGCTTCACACAATACTCCATTGAACTTCTGTTAAAATATACCTTCCAGAGATAAGCGTATAAGTAAAAGTCTTGTAAACTGTTTGAGCCCCAACCGAAGGAGCTGTATAAGTAATTAGTGTAATTCTTTCGTTTTTAGTTCCAATGCCATCATAACTCAGAACTTCTTTAGTATCATTCGCATTTAAATATTGTTCTCTTAAAGATGAAGTAACAGTTAAAGAACCTGTTACATTAATGGGAGCTGTATTTTCAATCTCAACTCCATATTTAGTCTCTCCAGGCGTCCCAGTATCTCTAAACACCTGAAATTGACGATCATTAATATGAATCGGTAAACTCATTCTTTAATATCTTTTTTCTTTTTTTCTATTACTTTTTTTACAGGATTATTGGTTTGAAAATAACAAACTTGAAACCCACCATTAGTAACTATAGAAATAATCCTAATCGGAGTTTTAATCTGTTTAATTAAATCAATTAATTCCTGTGGGCTTCTCGCCTGAATGAAATCAATATTCGAATATAAGTTTAAATTATCAAACATAATAAAATTAGGTGGGGTTATTAGCCCCACCCAACCTTAATTCAACTATGGAAGTGTGAATCCAACAGCTTCAGTAGTAGCAACAATATGCTTTTTGTTTCCTTCAGGAGACAATGCAGCACCGCATACTAATGAAACGCTAAGTACATAACCAAGCTCTTTTGAGCTGTGTTTTGAACTTAATTCAAAAGTAGGTTCTTGTTGCATAGCGAATAGCATAAAATCTGGATGAAAGAATAAACCACGTCCAGCTTGTAAGCTATTGTCTTCATAAATTTGAAAACCATATCGTTTAGAAGCAATTTGTCCACCAACTACAGGTTGGTCACCAACGAAATCACTTGAAACGATTGTTTGAGAAGCTAAAAGATCATTCATGTATTGTGGATCAAGAAGCGAATACCAGCCTTTATCTTGAGCCCATTTAGCTTGAGCAGCTAATTTTCTAATAGCAAGAATATCTGAGTTACCCATGGTTGCTTGTGAATTCAAAAGATGATCGGGAGCTGCGGTGGATGGGTTAACTTTTGAGTAAAGGTAACTATTCAGTTTATCCATTACACCAAAAACCATAGCAGCGCGTAGCTCTGAATTTTCAGCTTCAAGTTGTGATTGAATATCAACAATATTATCAATTTCAACTGATGCGATGAGTACTTTTTCACATTTCAAATCAACCGTAGTTGTTTGAACAGTTTCAGGGGTGAATGCCATTGCATCAGTACCAATCGTGAGTGATTGACCAGTTAATGCTTTAACGATCGATACTTTAACAGTATCTCCGCCCTTAACGATTGATCCACTGTATTCCTTGTTTACAAGGTTAGGGAGGATAATTGATTTTCTTAATTCTTTCATGAATACAGGAGCCCAGTACTTCTGAATCAGATTACTGACATCTCCGATTTGTGTTTTTGCCATTTTAATTTCTCCTTAAATTATTGTAATTTTGAAAGTTCTTCTTTCAATTTTTTAGCAGCTAATGATTTAATTTTAGATAAATCATCAGTTTTTGAAATGTCTTCCCATTTCAATTCAACTTCAGGTGTTGGAGCATTATTAGGCAATTTCTGATTAATCGGTGATTGAATCACTTTTTTAAATTTATCAGAAAATTCCTTAGCATATGCCATTACTGAAGCCTCATCAGGTTTTTTAGTGTCAGGATTAATGGTTATTTTATCTAAGTCGATAAGTTGCCAGTAATCTTGCTCTAATTCACCTGGTATATGTTTTAAAAAGGATTGCATTTTTTGAGAATTAGTAAAAGTTGTTTCAAACTCACCGAGTTTAGATTTACTTTCAATTAATTCTTTTTCTCGAAGTTCAAGAAGTTTTTTATAATCTTCTTTTTCTTTCAGTTCAGTCTCAACTTTTTGTTTTAACTGAGCTTCAAGTGCTTCAAGTTTTTCTGCTACCTTTTTCTTCTCTCCTAAAACTTTAGAATAAGTTTCATAAGAAACTGTATCTTTAGGTTTAGTTTGAGTTTGGTTTTCAGTTTGGTCACTGACCTGCTGATTCGCACCACTGGTGCTTTGAGTTGATTCACTCATATTTTCCACTTCCTTATGTAATTAATCAAGCTTCATTGCTTAATTATTTTAAAAGCTTCCGAATTAAATCTCTTAATATTTTTCTAATCGCATTTTGCTCGCTTGTCGATAGATTAAAAAACTCTCGCTTAGGTATTTTAGGATTCAAACCTTGATCATGAATTTCAGCAAGTTCCCTATTTGTTAAACCACCCTCATGAGATTTATTATTAATTAGAATCTCACCCACACCGTCACCCTTTGATCGTCCATAAATTCCATCAAGCATCTTGCCGCTTTGTGTTAAATTTGATTTACCTGGACTAGTTAAACTACTTAAATCTTTTTTCTTTCTTTGTTTCACGGTTGATTTAGCAAGCTTAGTTAACTTCGTTTGATTACCATTAGGATCCACGCCCTTCCCTAGGCGTGTTCGTTTCTTAATCAACTCGGCACCTTCCTTGGCTAAAACTTCCATATTCTGACGCTTCTGAATTTTTTTAATAGTATTCTCTAAATTAATTTTAATTCCTGCTAAATCTTTTTTTAATTTATCAAATTCAATTCCCATTACACACTCAATATTTTTTTAGCTCGATTTTTAGCCTCTTCAATTTCATCTAGAGGATATTTATCTAAGATTTTATTTAATTCTTTTTCTGTAATCCCTAAAAATGGTCTAGCGTGCTTTGGATTAGCTTTAGGTTGACCATAACTACCAATCTGATTCCCTTCAACCTTCCCAGCATTAGAATCATCTAACCCATAACCAATCACTAAAGTGTTATCATCTGATTTCTTTTTCAAATATCGCATAGAATTAAGCATATCTGACGATAAGGTTAAATCAGGTATTTGCCCTTTTTTCTTTCCTGCTATTTTAAAATCAAGGCTTTTTTCGTAGGTTTTAGAGTATTTTTTAAAATCTCGACCACTAGCTGACACGCCTTTTTGAGTTCGATCAATGACATGATCAATAATTTCTTGAGCGATAGCTTGCCTGACCCTTGGCGTATAACCATCAGGTAATTCAACAATAAACTGTATATTTTTCTCTTTAACGCCCATTACTCTTCAATTAATACTTCGTTTCCTGTTTCAATCTCTTTTAACATCTCACCGGCTAGTTCTTGATCAACATTATGTATTTTCATAATCGCTTTTTTACGAGTTGTTAAACCATTTTGAAGTAATTTAATTTGATTATCAATAACACTTTGAGTTGATTCCATAACTTCTGGTTCTTTAAACTCAACCTCAACTGAGGTGCCTAGATCAAATTCAGCTTTATTTTGAAAGCCTGGCATTCTAACCCAAATAGGGATCATGTTTTCAATGAGCAGTTTCCAGAGTTTTTCTTCAGCCTCTTCAAAGACTTCAATTTGTTGAGCACGTGATTCATTTACATCTAATTCATCAAGCATTTTAGAAATACCTGACGCATTTTTTTGAAGTGCGCCCATCTCACCTGTTTTAATTCCACGAGTATTAAACCAAGCTGACATGACTTCAAATATATAATTCATCACCGCTTCAATATCAGCCTCTGGTTTTAATGTCCCAATTGAAGGGGTTTTATCCGAGGTAGGATCAGACTTGAATGATAAGAATGTATTAGGTGAAAACGAAATATTATCAGCATTAATATCGATTCCATAGAGCACTGAGAAGGTCTGAAACATGATTGAGAAATTAAGGTCGCTTAGGAGTATTGGAAATAATTTCACCATGCTTAATAAATCTGTATCAGGTCTAGGCATTAATTCATTTTTTGAATAGTTCACGTAAACCATTGGAATTTTACCGAAAGGGTTAACCCCTTCAGGGTTATTTAAGCTCATCATGATCTCATCAATCACTTGACCTTGATCATTAACAGCTAAAAATTCTTGATCAGTATACAAATAAAAATAATGTTTATTATTATACTTACCCATGCATTTCACATAATGAGTGACACGCATTGGATCGGTTGGGTCATTTGATTTAACCACGAATGAAGTTGAAGGAATCACTCTTAGTTTAGGGAATCCAAACGCATCGACATAAGGCTCTAAAGCTGAATTCTTATACATGTTATAAGATTCATTCCATTGAGTACCCTTCATATCTATTGATAATTGCTCTAGATACCACCCAAAAAGCTCGATATTTTTTGTTGAAGGTTCATTTAATTCACGGATAACACCTTGCTGATAAATCTTTGAAAGCTTGTCTACTAATTTTCTAAGTACATTGATGGGTGATACTCGATGTTGTATAGCATTGTAAGAATTAGCTGATAATTGTTTTTGTAAATCATGTAGAATGTATTTAAGTAAATCACCCTCATAAATTTCGAATAACTTTTTATTATGTTCTAATGTATTCGAATAAGAGTAATAATATTCAACTAAACCTTTTGCCTCATCCCTAAGTGCCATCATATCTCCTTACATGTTCATTATTTGAGTTTGTTTTCTTTCGATAATTGGAAACTCTAAATCAATCATGTTTTTCATTCCATCAAGCCAGTGTGTGCGGTCATTGTTTGATTTATCTAAATCTAATCCGCTTTCTTTTAATGTAACTTGTTCTAGATCACTAATCAAATGCGTACAACTTGGATCAATAATTATTTTATTTTTATCTAACAAGTTATTCATTGCGTTAAGACAGGCTCTAACTGAAGGGATTGACCTTTTAAATCGAATGTCATTAAATCCGTATTGTTTTAGAATCTGAATGTCTGTAACGGTTGATTTGGATGAGCGTGAGTTACCGGCTGGATCTGGATAAATAACAATATCAGTTCCCACTTTTTGTTTAATATATTCTGCTAGTTCATATGTGTTTGATGATTTTATTTTAACATCATGGAACGCACTAATTAATACCTCATCAATTGGGTGTCGATTCCAGAAAACGGCACTCATATTGTCTACGTTAAAGTCTATTGAAACCCATGTTTTAAATTCTTTTTGATATTGAACAGGTTTTAAATGTTTATACCTATCAAATGACCATGCAGCCCGACGACCAGTTAGGTTCACAAAATGACCGTCAATGAATTGTTTAATCATCATTTCATCATAAGAAGCCTCTAGATTTTTAATGTAATCATCAGCTAGATAAATATTTTCTCTAGAGTTACCAAAAATTAAATCAGTGTCATCACGTGGTTTTTGAATAAAATAATCATAAACCCAGTTAAATGATTCAGGTGTACCACTCATTGCTACTTGTAATAGTTTAGCATCTTTAATTCTGACACGCGCTAACGCTGCATCGAAGGAATGTTTATCTATTAGAGTTACTTCGTTAATCAGCATAAATGCTAAGTTAGAACCACGAATCGATCGGCCTTCATCCTCTGCATGATAAACATAAATAATCGAGTCAGTTAAAGGAAAATGAAAGATTGCATCTGTTTTATTATAGTCATATTCGATATTATTTTTCTCGCATATTTCTCTAATCGTAGGTAATACATCCTTTTTAAACATTTTAAGGTTAGGAACTAAAAACCCACCTGGTAACTTTTTATTTTCATCCATTAAATAAAACATTTTCATTACAAGTGAATGCGTCTTTCCACAATTGTGATGCACAATACCATTGTGAATGTAATTATTTGTTTTTAGAACATGTATATCAAAAACCTCTCTTGATTCAATTTCTTCTATTTTGTGAATCGTGGTTATGGTATTGGTCAAACATGAATTTTCGTGGAAAATTGAGAGAGAATTTAGATTTAATTCGACCATTTTGTGATGGGAATACATCTTCAAAAGAAATTGCAGCAAAGTTAAATCTTTCAGTGAAATACGTTCAGGCTGTAATGAAGCGTTTCGATCTTCCAAGACTTCCTCAATATTGGCCATCTGGTAAAAGAAATGGTTCTTATAAGACTGGAGAACGGATAAGCAGAGATGGTTATATTCTTGTGTCAGCTCCGAAAGATCATCCATATGCTCGAAAACGTAAGAATCGAAAATGTAAGATGATCTTAAAACATCGTTTAGTAATGGAGCAAGTTTTAAACAGATACCTTTTACCTTCTGAAGTTGTTGATCATATCGATGGAGACAAGACGAATAACGATCCATCAAATCTTCGTGTTTTTTCATCCAATAAAGAACATCTTCGAGAGACTCTAAGTGGGAAGATTCCGAATTGGTCAAAAGAGGGTTATCTAAATATGAGCCAAAATAAGGAACTTGTAAGTTTAGGGCTTGTGAAGCGAGTTGATACTTATAAAGATAAGTTAAAATCCGGTGATCTTCGGAAACAATCATTGAACCGAATTCGTGATAAATCTTATAACATTTCTTAACCCCCATAGATTTAGATGGACTAGCTATTGACCATACTATCTTTCCATCATCAAAAGACTTTACTAGAGTAGATTTTTCTATTTTCTCAATAGGTATTTTACCATCAATTGTATCGATTAAACTACCGGCTGGTAAGCATCCATAACCACCCGAGAGATACACCTTTGGTTTTCTTGAGAAATGGAATCGCCTTTGATAATCTAACGGCGCATATTGAATGTAATTAATCTTTTTTTGGCTCAAGGAATTTAAAGCCCGTCAATTCATCAAATTGTTTTTCATCCATCTTTTTGGTTTCTTCAACTTTATCAGCCCATTTGAATTTATTCTTGGTAAGCCACACGAAAAATCCTAAATGAATATTTTCTTTTCCTTGCATGGCATTCATTCCGCGCTCCATGTACCAAGCCTCGGCTAATAGTTGACCTTTTTTTACTGCGTCGGAAAATTCTTTATGTTTATTAGACCAATCATGAATTGTATCTCTACAAATATCCCAGCTCGCTGCGATTTGAAAAAGATGTTTACCAGTTTTAGATTGTTCAATGAAATCTTGAGGATGAAAACTAGAGTTATATTTAGGGGGTCGCCCACTTTTATTTTTATTCGAGTTAGCCACTGGCTTTCTTTCTAACCCTCACTGAGAGTTATTAATAAATCATAACATTTTTAATTATTTTGCAATAGTTTTAGAACTTCTTTGATATCGCGTTCGATTTCTTTTAAGTCTTTTTCTAGTCTTTGCTGTGATTCTTTGAGTGATTCAATTGTATTATTAAACAAGGCTTGCGAAACAAATTCATGCCGCATTGCCTCAATTTCTTTAGAAATGTCTTGGATTTTTTCTTTATGCTGGGTGGTTTGGTTGTAGTAGGATCCCCAAGTGATTGCAAAGGCCACGATGGTAAAGATATTTTCAATCGAGATGTTCACATTCATAATTTTAAAATAGATTAAATTTTTTTACTCGTTTAATTTTTACTAAACTGGTTTAATCCGTTTTCTGTCATTTGAGATGTGCTCGATGCGATAATTCTTTGGAGCTGATATACCTAGCTTAACTTGTTTACCATGCGGGCGAACAATGATTTTAATGTGATTATTTAGGGTCACTAAATCATCTTCTTTCATTGTAATGATGCAATATCCTTGCCCTTTAGTTTCATCTTGATCTCGTGAAATAGGTTCTCTGCTTTCCTGCAATGTGTTTTTTCTATCATCACTGTTACGCATTCTTTTTTATCCTCCTGAATTTCTAGTTTCTCAGCATACACCGACCAGAATATTTTATCATCCACTTGAAATATCTCAGCAAGTCCATCGTGTAGTGCTTTAATTCTATTTGATGTGTCTAGTTTTTTTGCTTCACCTGATTTTGTATAAAGTCTTGATTTATGAAAACAAAAATAAGCTTGAATAAAAATAACAGGTAATGTACCTGGTTCTTCATTCTCAGTCAGGTAGTGGTAGACTTCACGGATTGCTTCTTTGTTCATATATTCCCAAGCCTTGAGTGCAGTTTTATAATCTTTCAACTCTTTACTTGGCGCATATCGCTGTTTCCCTTTTACTTTAATAATCTTATAAATTGCGTTTGAAGAAGGTGGGATTGGTAAGTCGTATAATATAACCATGTTTGGGATCATAACCAAATCTTGATAATTGTCATTCAATAATTGTTATTGATTAATTTTAAACTACTGAGACAATTTTTAATTAATGGATTTTAAAAAACCATTTTTATTGATAAGTGATTTGCAAATTCCTTTCGAAGCAAAGAACGCATTACAATTCTGTTCATATGTAAAAAAACATTATAAAATACCGGATGAAAATGTATTAAATTGTGGTGATGAAACAGATCAATGCAACGCGTCAATGTATCCTAAAGATCCTGAAGCCGAACATACTCATAATTCAGAGATACAAACAACGAGAGAAAAATTAAAAGAATGGTATGCAGTTTTTCCTAAAATGAAAATAGCAGAATCAAACCATATGATGAGGTGGATTAAAAAAGCTGCTAATGCTGATATACCTGAACAATTATTAAGACCCTATCGTGAACTTTATCATATGCCTGATGGATGGATTCATCAAAAAGAATGGGTTATTGAAACGAAGCACAGATTTAAAATAAAACATGGTGTTGATCTATCTGGTAAAACTCCTTATAGAAAATGCGTTGAGTTGAGTAATATATCAACCGCGTTTGGACATCTTCATTCTAGTGCAGGAATTTGTTTTTTAAAAACAGAAGAAAAAAGTATTTGGTCAATGAACACAGGGTGTTTAATTGATATAAATAAATATGCTTTTAAATATGAACGTAATAATATTTTTAAACCAAATTTAACAATAGGTTTAGTTTTTAATGAAGGGTCTATGCCTGTTTTATTGCCTTATGAATAAAACCCAAAGATTTTCCTAGTTGTATACTACTAACTTGCGCTTGCGTAATATTGTATTTTTTTGCAATTTCTTTTTGATACATTAATCCTCTTAATTTTATTATTTCTTCTATTTGTTTACTATTTAATTTATTTTTAATATTATTTTCTCCAGTCATTCTTTTTTTTGCAGATTCTCTGGTTTTTTCACATTGTCCGTTTTTCCAAGCCAATTGATTGTTTAATTTTTTTGTAACCCATTCTAAATTTTCTGATCGATTATCTAATTTATTTCCATTGATATGGTTTACGGTCATTTTTTTGTTTTTTGGAATCCCATGGAATGTTTTACAAATTATTCTGTGAATCATCTCGCTTTTTTTATTCCCAAAAACAACATTATGGTAACCAGAACCACAAATTTTTTTATCAAACTTCAATATATGATTTGTTTTTTTATTTCTGACCCTACCCATATCACTAGCTTGATATTTATTTTCGTATCCTGGAATATCTTTCCATATTTCTTTATTCATTTTAAAATATCCATATGATAAGTGACACTGAACTCTACCTAGTAATGGCTATATTTTTAATTCTTTATTTAATTCTATTAGAAAATCTTTAAGATCCATTAAACTCATAAATTGTAACACCCTGTTCTGGGTTACTTATTTTTACTATTTCAGGATTATAACTTTTGTGATGTGTGATTTCATCATCCCAGCCTTGTACTAATTCTGATTTCATTTTTTTAATACAAAGAACAGGGTCAAATTCTTCAGTGTCTTTTCTTCTGATGTGAGACATCTCTAAATGTTCTTCAATAAATTTAATTGTAAACTCGCTTACATCTAATAGTTCATTAGGATATAAGTTTGAAAACAAATCATGAGTTGATAAATATCCAGCTAATTGTTGAATAGCTTCATTTCTAGTCATATTTATTTATTATTTTATTAAAATTAATTAGTAAACAAAAAAGGGCGGGCGTGATGGGATTTGAACCCATGATCGAATTGCCCTATCTAGAATAGTATTCTGCTTTAAGCCGCTAAGCTACACGCCCTATTTTTCAAAGTAGTCGTAACCTTCTTTTTTATACTTACTACTAAGCTTGATTCTTTTTTCTTTTAATATTTCTTTAGACTCTAAACAAAAACACTGTTTTAGTTTTTCGGAGTATAGCCCATTATCAAATCCATCTTTTAAACAGAGTTGCTGACAGACTTTAGTATTAACTTCGAAAATGGTTAGGCAAAAAAAAAGGCTAACGGCAATCTTTACCGAATAGCCTTTTAGAGAGGATCGTAATGAATGTTTATTTTGTACATTCATTTTTTTTGTTGTTCAACTGTTTTTCTTTATTTGGGTAAATATAAACTTTCTTTACTTCTTGTTTATGTTCTTCGAAGAATGATTTATTTTCTACGATCTCATAAGTTGTGACGGCACTCGTAACCAAGAAAATAGCGACTAAGAAAATCATGATCCTATTTTATGATGAAAGCATTCTAAGCACAAGCCATCGTCATCTTCGTAATTAGTAATGATTTGTATTTCGTTTATTTCGCAACAAGGGCAATAATCCATGAGCCCTATTTTAATTTTTGAATTGATTTTATTTAATTTATTTTAGATAGCCCGCCGAGTAGAGGTAAAAAATCACAAGGATTAGAATGATGAGTCCAATAACACATGCGCAAAAAGCAACTATTTCGAAATAGAAAAGAAACTTTTCAAAGTGCCGTTTAAATATCAAGCTTAGGTGTGTTCTCATCGATGATTTCATAAAACTTCTTTTTCACGCTTTCTAGTAGTTGATAATTTTCGTCACTAAGGTTATCAGAATTATACTTAAGCTCACCGCGTAAATACATAGCAAATTCATTGATGATTGAAGCATACTTTGACGCATTGAGTGCATGATTAAGTTCAACTTCTTCGTCTGGTAGTTTAAAACTGATTGTATGCCTCATTGTAAAATCAATTCTCCCGCTCTAGGATTGCTTGTATCGAAAAGTAGCATCATCAAAATAGAATCGCACACCAATGGTACTAAAAATATTTTTAAAGTCTCCAGACATCGTTTTTCCGATATTCTCATTTTTTTGAATTTCCCCCGGTTTTTAGTATTTTTATGACTCATTGTGTTTATTAATATGTATCATTTAACTCAATTAATATTATTATTACTCTGGTTTATAATCCGATTTCCAACCTTCAAAAAACCCAATTGTCTTCGCCGAATCACTTGGAAGTAATGAACTTGTTTTTTTAATCTCACGATAAGCTTCGATTAAGCGAATCTTTGTTTTTAGAAAAATAGCCCTTTGATTCCCTAAATGGAAACTATCCTTTGTTTTTTGAAATTCTAATTCAGCCTTTTCAAGTTCATCATTTGATTTTTGCCAAGGATCTTCAGAACCAAACTTCTCATAAAAAGCTACGCATCCAGGTTCATAGTTATCTGCGATTATTTCTTGAATCTCAGAAAATTTCAGATTCCTCATAGTATCCAGATCTAAAGATGAAATAGATTTTTTTACCGACATTTTGTCCTCTCTTTCTTAATTTACAAATTTTCATTTCTCGATATTGATAAGTTAAATTTTTATTTTTCATATCATCTTCACTTGGACGATTAAACAAAAATACATTGCTTGATTCTTGTACTGCGGTTGATGAACCTTTAATGTCAAACTCATCTTCTACTCGGCCATTTTGCGTTTTTCTAGGATGAACAACTAGGATAATATGAATGGGTATTTTTTTAGCCATCATGACAAACTTATGAATCGCCTCATCCATTTCAGCTAACTCAACTTGCTTTGAAACTGGTTTTAAAAAAAAGTTTAGATTATCTAAAATTGCCACTTCAATATGATGTTTTTCATATGCGTAACTTAATGTTTCAATCATTTCATTACAATCAACACGGTCTTCATATTTTGCGAACCAGACGTTATTTCGTTTAAGAAGTTCACCATATTTTTCAGTAAATTCGTTGATAATGTGAATCGGCACTTGATCCCCAGAATTGAAATCATATTGCATAAATGCCGAAGCAATTCGTCTAAAATAATCATTTCGTCCAGTCTCAACTGAGGCGATAAAATGAGGAACTCCTTCAATCATTAATCTCATCGAGAGATTCGCATTGAATTGCGTTTTGCCTGCGCCGGTTGGGGCTGAAATTAAAGTAATCTCATTTTTTCTAAGTCCGCCGGTTAATTCATTAAATTGATTAAAACTAAAAAGCTTAATACTTTTTTCTGGATTAACACATTCACCGAGTGATGATTTAGCTACATCCATTAAACTTAAAATTTTATTTTCCATTATTCATAATCTCTTTTATTTTTTTTTCTAAGTTTTTTTTATTTTCAATTAACTTCTGTTCATCACGTTCTAAAACTTTTTTTAAGGTATTTTCATTTTCTTTCGTAAGTAATTGACCGTAACTTCCTTCACTCACTTTGACGTGAGTATCAGGTTTAATAAAAAAATCAAAGTTAGCTTTCCAACCACTTTCATTTTTACCATTACAAAAATCGTTTTTAGAAATCGTGCGCGCAATCGAAGCCCAGTAGTCTGGGTCGGGTTGTTCTTTAAATCGCAATGCTGCTTTTTTATTTCGTTCAGAGTTTTTACTTTTCACCAAAGGAAGTGAACCGCAGTTCTCATTCCAAGCTTTAACGAGTATATCAATACCTGACTTAATTTGATTACTTTCCTCTAGGTGAGAATTAGAATTAATTTTATTTTCACACTCGTCATCGCCAGATGACATGTATGTATTGTTCGTTCGTTCGTTCGTTACGTTCGTTACGTTCGTAGAGCACATTTCCGTATCAGATGCGTAACATCCGCGTAACGTCCTAATCTCAATTACTTGTAATTTTTTAAGTTTTTTTAATGTCTGGTTAATCACCTGGCTTGAAATGCGGTACATTCTCTGGATGTTATCGTGGTTAATAAAAACTGTTCCATTATTGTTCTGATTACACGCCTCACATAGTAAAACAATAAAGCAATCTCTTTCGTCTGGTACATTTAATGTTGAGATTCTAGCATCTAAAAAAGTATCTTTATCAAATCTAAACCAAGTAATTTTATTAATATCTTTTCTGCCCTGATATTTTTCCCAATTTTTAAATTTAATATTCATTTTCCCCGCCTTTTATTGTTTACATTTAGATGGGGTTTTTATAGGATGTGCCCATCTAGTCTCGTTAACTTTTTTGAAATTCATACTCTATTGAGTAAATTTAATAAATAGAAAAATAGAGTATGAAATTGTAAATATTAAGACTATGATTCTTTAAATGAATGACGAAGAATTATCTATAGCCCTTTTAAAATACCGTGAAGCCTTCGAACTTTGGCGTAAATCTGATGAAAAATTCCGTGAGCAAGAATGGGTAGAATACTGTAAACGTCGCGATGAATATTTAAAAATATTACCGATTGATTATTGTAGAACTTTTTACCCCGCTGAAAAAATAGCTGAAAATAGGGATTATTTAATCAAAAATCAATATTGGTTAAATTAAAAAAGCCCCAATTTTTCAACCAGGGCTTTCTAATTGGGTTAATATTTATTTAGGAGTAAATACTATGCCCAAATCAATTCTACGTTAATAGTCTCAGCAGATTTAAATTGTATAGTTACATTTCCACCACAATGCCAACCTGTGTGTCTAGACCACGCCAAACACTCACTTAATTCTAATTCTTTTTTTGAAATTCCTAAACATTTGATTGTTTTTTCAATTAACATATTTTTAAAATCATAATCTTTGGAAGGTTCGACTTTCCAAGAAATAACGCCTCTATCAATTCCATTAATTTTTAAACTCATTTTTTTCATAATATTTACTCCTAAATAAAGAATACTAAAAATGTATACATTTGTAAATTGTGTCAGGCGTGACATGTGTCTACTTAACTTTTAAAAATAAAAGTTAGGTGGTTATTTTTTCTTTCAAGGATCGGTTATAGGCCGTTTTCTTTGCTCTAGGTGGGCATCTTTACATTTTAATTGAAATATGAGCTGCATTATAAATATAATAATTACGTATAGTTACACGTTTTTTGTCTTTCAACTTCCACTTTAAAAGCAATATATGTGATATAGCGTCAATTTAGGCTTGCTGTTCTTGTATACAATTGTATACTTCAATTTAAGGAGGTATGAATATGAGTGTCTATTTAGTGACAGATCAAATCGGACACGCAACTTATGTTATCGCTGAGTCGAAAGATACCGCGATGATTGAAGCGATTCAACTTGGTTGGTTTGATTTAGAAATAAAAGAAATCAGCGAAGAGTAACTACTTTTTCTTTTTAGCCTTCGCTTTTTTTGCAACTGATAATGCAATAGCGACGGATTGCTTCTGAGATTTTTTTTCTTTCATTAAATTTTTAATGTTTGAACTAATTGTTTTTTTACTGTATCTAGAGTTCGATGGCATTTAATATCCCTTGTATAAATTGTAATAAAATATCACTAATACCAAAGTATAGATTAAAAACACATAAATTTTGTTCTAGAAAGTGTAATTGGGATTATTATAATAAAAATTCAAAAATAGCTGTTTATTGTCATATCTGCAAAAAAGAATTTTCTGTTATTTCATGTCGACAAAAAACCGCTAAATATTGCTCAAGAAAATGTTATTACAAAGGTCGAAAAAATAAAGGATCAATTAATTTAAAATGTGAATATTGTAATAATTTATTTAAAACATCCCCTAGTAAACATAAAAAATTTTGTTCAGTTAATTGCCGTAAAGAATGGCAGTTAAAATTTGGTATTTGCAAGTTTATTTTTGTAAGAAAGGCATTCCATAGAAGAGGTTGGATAAATAAATGCAGTGATTGTGGATATGATTTATATAAAGATATTTTGGGAATTCATCATATAGATCATAATAAAAATAATAATAGATTAGAAAATTTAGTTGTTTTATGCCCGAATTGTCATTCTATTAGACATAAAAAACATATACCGCATCAGAATAATATAATTATTTCTTAGCCTTTTTCTTAACCTTTTTTTAACGGCATAAATTCCCCCTAATCGAAAATTAGAATCTATCTAGTATCCATTCTAAAATTAAAAAAATCAAACATAAACTAATTATAATAAACCCGAAGATTCCAAAATAAAGCTCTAACATCCGTTTTTTTGTATACATATAAAAATAAACTTTGTATACACAATAAAATGAATTTAACTAAAGTAATCACTTCACGGATTGACGCTGATTTATTTGATTTTCTAAATGAACAGAGTATTGTAATAGGTTCGAAAAACATTTCACATTTTATTAGAACTGTTTTAGAAAATCACGCCATTCATAATGGCTGGGAAGGGGGACAAATGGCAAAGAAAGTAGCTAAAAAAGCAAAAGCAAAAACTAAAAAAGGAAAATAGATTCTCTTTTTAAAAATATAAAAGGCGCAGCGATTAACCACACTGCGCCTAAATGAAAGGACTGTTTGTAAAGGAGTTAATCGTATGACTAACAATGACCAATTTAATATTAAATATGAAACCGAGTCAATAGCTGAATTAGCTAAAGCACTTGTGTTAGCACAAGCAAAAATAGAGGGTGCTAAAAAGACTTCAGAAAATCCATTTTTTAAATCTAAATATGCTGATCTTGCTGAAGTTTGGGAAGTAATCAGAGAACCACTCACATCTAACGGGTTATCAATCACTCAAACAACTTGCGTTATAAATGATAAAATTTATTTAAAAACTAAATTAATTCACATATCGGGTCAATGGATTGAATCCTATTATCCTATTTTTGTTAAAGATTATTCGCCTCAAACTATTGGTAGTGCACTTAGTTATGGGCGGCGTTACCAACTCTCGGCTATTGTAGGGGTTTATCAGGATGATGACGATGGTAATACAGCACAAAAAGTATATGAAGAAAATAGAGCGCAATTGAAACCAGGATTTAAAACAACTGTAGGTGTAAAACCTCAAACGGCTGGGAGAAATTTGAGTCCCAACCTCGCGCAAAAAGTACCTCAGCCAACTGAGTTTGACCCAAATTTCGATAAGTGATTTATGATCCCTAAATATCCAAATAAATATTCTAATTTAGATGTATTAACTTATCGTGAACAGATTAGTCAGGTTCAATCTTATTGGGTTGATAAAATCCCTTATTTTAAATTACCAAATAATTGGAGTATTTCAGTAATACCACCATTTTCTGATGCTATTTGTAGATTTTTAATAATTAGAGATGATGGAAGAAATTTTTCTATTTATTTAGATTGTTATGGATTATTAGGCTATTTTAGAGGTGAACCTTATTGGGAAGTTTACCAAATAGGTGAAGATGTTGAAAGATTCCCGATTAATGAAATAGAAAAAGTTATAAAATGTATTAAGGATGAACCATGATTAAAAATGAAACTAAAAATAATACAGTTGATCTAAATGACCCAATTGTTAAAGCAATATGGGAAGGATTAGAAAGATTTAACGATGAGTACAAGCGAAATAAAGAGAACTCAATTCAACAAATCGACTTTGATATCGATTTTAGAAATGGCGTTTATGGTGAAATGAAAGAAATAAAAATAAATAAGGAGAAATAAATATGAATGAAGAAAAAAGAATAATAGAGATTAATGGAATTAAATTAGAAATAGACTTAAGAAATGCTAAAAGAGTAGATCAATTCAAAGTGGGTGACGGGGTTAAGGTTTTAAAAAAAACTTATTCTAATTCATATGAATCATACTTTGGTATGATTGTTGGATTTGATGAGTTTAAAAAATTACCTACAATAATTGTCGCTTATTTAAAACCCTCTTATAATGATTCACCTCTCCAGGTTTGTTATATAAATTCAGAAAGTACCGATATTGAGATTTGTTATCATGACCCAGCTGATATTGGGCTTGAAAAAAATGACATTATTGAATCATTTCAAAAAGAAATAGGTAGAAAAGAATCAGAAATAAAAGAATTAGAACGCAAGAAAAAATATTTCATTGAAATGTTCGGCAGATATTTCGAAGAAAACCACAATTCCCCTTAACCAGATTATTTGGAAAGAATAGTTACCATTATGAATTGTCCAGAATGTAATAAGAAAATGATTACAAAAGAAAGTTGCATAACTCATCTAGTTTGTTTTTGTGAACATTGTTATGCCCATTGGTCTAAAATATGTGGTTTTTGTTTAAAAACAGCTAGACTTTGTGAACATGGATTTTGTAGATTATGTGGATGTAAGGAATATTGTTGGATAGATTAAAAAGGAGAAAATATGGAAATAAAAGATGTAGATGAATTAATGGAAGTATTAAAACGAACTAAAAATAAACCTAAAATGCCGTTTATTGCAGGTAAAAAGTATTTTATTCGAACAGTTACTTTTTATTATACAGGTGAATTAATAGAGGTCTACGGTAATTGGTTAATTTTAAAAAATGCTTCATGGATTGCTGACACAGGTCGATTTCATGATTTTTTAAAAGAAGGAAAATGTAATGAATATGAGTCATTTTTAGAACCTGTTTACATTCCTGTCGGATCAATTGTCGATGCATCAGAGTGGAAACACCCATTGTTTAGTGGTCAGAAATGAAAAATCAAGCTTTAAACAGGATTGGTTATGAATGGAGTTGGAGTTGGAGTAGGAGTAGGAGTTGGAGTTGGAGTTGGAGTAGGAGTAGGAGTTGGAGTTGGAGTGGGAGTAGGAGTGGGAGTAGGAGTGGGAGTAGGAGTTGGAGTTGGAGTGGGAGTTGGAGTAGGAGTTGGAGTTGGAGTAGGAGTTGGAGTGGGAGTTGGAGTAGGAGTAGGAGTAGGAGTTGGAGTGGGAGTGGGATATGACTAAATCAATAAAAGGAATTATTTATTATTTAATTACATTACTTGTGATATATGAATTTTTTAAATGGTTACA